TAAACAAGTTAACTGTAAACTGAAATAAATCTACTAATGGTTGCGGCCCTGAAGCTCTTCCACCAAATGTTTTGAGTCTTGTTCCCGCAGCTCTAACTTTGCTGACATCCCACTTAGGGATTTCTCCGGCGTAGAGGTGAGCGAGGAGTAGACGTAATGCTTTTGCCCAGCCTTCTTTGGAGTCGTGAACGTTGATAATGTGGTTTGATTCATAAAGTTTCTCCGGCACTTCTGGCAAATTGGATATGTATTTAGCCTCCACCGAAAAACCAACACCGGTTCCACATAACAAGATAAACATTGCCTCGTCGAACGATTTAACATCATCCACAGGCAAATAACTACAATTATAAACACAAGTATTGTCACGGTCTGCACTCTTTCCTGCCGTCATCATGGCACGCATGGATGGCATCAAATCTAATTTATGGATTGCATCAAAAATTTCCTGCTTTAATTCTTTGTTATCTGTAATTGCCGGTGTTCTGGTAAAAATATAATCTACAAAACGTTGTACTGTTTCAGGCCATGTTTCACGACGACCTTTTTCATCTTGATATCTAGCGTAGCGGCTTGCCGCTATATATTCCATGTATTGGTCCATCTTCTTAGCCATTGTTTAATCTCCAAATTGTCATTGCGTTTTTCTTTTTATCGCCGCCCATTAAAAAAGCGGTATTTTGTGGACCGTATCCCATTTTTGCTAATGCTTTAACCATTGTAACAACTTCATCAGCAAATTTTGATGGGTACTTCCAATCAGGATTACTTAAATTATTAAACTTTGGTTTAAACTTTTCAATCTTATTTAATTCTAAACTTAACGCTGCTTCTTTACTTAAATAACTTGCCGTTATACTTACAACATCTTGCATTGTATAACCCAATGCAAACAATTCATTTAATCTTTCTTGGTGATTTTTCTTTCTGTTAGATCCTCGGCATAGCCAAGCTCTTTCAAAACTACCCATGCCGATGTACAAAATCTCACCGGTTTCTGGGTCTGTGTGTTGGTACACATAGTACTGATCCATTTATTATTCTCTATGGTTTATGGTTGATTAAAGGGCAAAAAAGGGAGAGCCAGTTTCTAGCCCTCCCTCGCCCATCTACTGGGTTACTACTAAAAATTAAACTGCGAAATCTGCTGCTGCGGATGTAGTTCCGCCAAACTTCTCGCCGTCTTCCAACTTCTGCACGTTGTTTAAACCTGCAGCAATACCCTTAGAGCCGCTTGTATCGTACGGATACAATGTGATTGAGGCACGACCATAGCAACCGCTATAAAACTCGCTGGTGTCAATGATTGGGTTCAAATCGGCGTCAACAATACCGGGACGCTCGTTGGAGCTGGCGTTGATAAAGTAGTGACCTGCGTATGCTGGGTCATCTTTCTCTGCATCACCATCACGTAAACCACCTTTAAGCAACTTAGGAACTGAGCCACCCCATACTGCAGCGTTGGCTACTTTGGTTTCTTCGAATGCTTTCTTAAAACGATCTACGGTCTCTTTGTCAGACTTAGGAATCAAGATTGAAACTGAATACTTCAATGTACCGTTAGGTGTCTCAGATGGTGCAAACACGTTAGCGTAAGAGAAGCGAACTTTACCAGTAACAAACTTGGTTTTGATTGATTTTGATGCCATGATGATTAAATCCTTTTTAACATTAAGACCAGTCTTCAGTCGGGGCTGGTCTGTCTACCCGTACACATAATAATGCAAAATCTGACTACTTTTTATTTCACATTATAAAATAGTTGGATTTTTTTAAGAGTCATACAAAATACCTAATTCTGCCATTGCTTCCTGCATTGCCAGAGCTTTTACAAAGTCTGAGCGAATTGTGAACTCGTGGAGCATATCAGGTTCTTCCGCAATATAGTCAAGTATCTCATCAATTGACATCCTTAACTGCATTACGCTTTCTCTGTTTCCACTTCCCGGTAGCCCCTCAAAATCTTTGATAAATTTATCTATCAAAACGTCCGGTATTTCAAACTCCGAACCATAACAAGCTACCTGCATATTTGTCCTTATATTTTTAATGCTGCTAATATGAGCCCTATGTTTCCTATTGCATAACCTACAAAAGACAACCCAAATCCCATCTCACTATTTCTAAAAAAATTAACCGCAACAACAAAATAAACAATTGCTATAAACCCCATCAGCCATGTGTTCATGAGAAGTCATCCTTTGCTGTTACTTCTTTGGCTCTTACTAGTTTGGGTGCGCCTTCGGGTCGTTCAATTAACGACGCTAAGTAATTGCCAATTTGCTTGTTGATTTTCTCTAATGACGTAATGCTTTTTAATTTACGTGGCTCCCAGATTTGTTCTTCTGGAATACCTTTCTCAACCAGCACCGTAGCAGCTAACGCGTGATCGCTGATGCGTCTGTGTGTAACTGTAGTGCCTAACTTAAATCCGGGGGGAATAACATTATTTTCCACCGCTCGCGTTAACGCAAACTCTTCGACGTCATTTACCCACGTGCGGAGGTTTTGGGCTTTGACGAGGACTTCACTGATTTCTTCTTCGTCGAGGAGGGCTGGGGCTTTGAACTCTTGCTTGGCGAGCTCGGTGTTGTAGTCCGAGCGGGCGCGGCATTGCGCTTTGGCGCGGCAGAAGCCACACCACTCGCCCGGGAGGAACTCGCCTGCGCCGCTCCACGCTTTCTTGGCTTTGGGTTTGACGTAGTAGTTTGCCCAGTCGACGAGCTTGGTGATGGTCGTGCCATCGCTGCTAATAGAGTCGAGTCTTGGCTGGTGGATCGTGTAGCTGACTTCTTTAAGATCGGGGTATTCTTCTTTGAACTTACTGTACGCGCCGAGGGCGTAGAGCCTGAGCTGCGGGTTGTCTTGCGCGTGGACGGGGATACCTTTTCCAAACTTGAGGTCGATGACGCGAATGGCGTACTTAGAAAGAATAACCACATCGGCCGTACCAAAGCCGTCAGGCACCCAGTCAGAAAAGTCGACGCGCTGTTCAAAAAGAGGCGTGTCCCCCTCACCAATTTGAGAACGAACGTACAGTACATAACTATCAACGTGAGCTTCAAAATCTTCATTGTAGTAGGGGGTTGCTTTGATGGCGGTAATTTCATTTTCATACTCCTCTGTTCCAATTTGTCCAAAATGGTATCTTAGTTTAGCTTCGGCTAGTGTGTGAGCTGTTGTGCCTTCTTGACTAAAATCAAAAGCTCCAGCTGGTCGTTTTTGTTCTGGTAGGGTTGCTTCGAGTTTGGCTGATGGTGTACAGGATAGCCACCGTTTTGAGCCTGAAGCACTAAGGAGTGCATGAGCTGTCATTTTAGTCTTTCATGTCTAAGTAATCGTATATACAATAATGCAAAAAGCGAGCCATTTAGACTCGCTTTTTGACGAAAAACTGAAAAATAAATACTTGTTACTTAAGGGCGGCTATTAGTTCGGCTATCTCTTTTTGGTAGTCGACCTTAATTTCTGCCTTAACGTCAATCTTAGTATCGCGAGTCTCACGGTAATCTTGTTGGAACTGGCCGCGTAGAGCGATTTCAACAAGACGGCTGTTAAAGTTTTTGTTCTCAACGTTAGCCAAAAGCTGGGTTTCCCAGTAAGACTGGGCGTGCACCAGAGCAATCTCAAGGGCTTCTAAAAACTCAGGGTGGTTCTTTTTCCAAGTCTCTGCGGTGGTCTTTGAGATGCCGAGCTGGCTCCACATCATCTTTTGTGAGGCGCCCTCTTTCCCCATCTCGATGATGACGTCGCACATCTTTGGGTCAAATTTAGGTACTAATTTTTTAGCTGCCACACTTCCACCTTTTTAGAGCTGCTGCTTTGCGGGTTGGTTTACCATTCTCGTCCTTCATAGGACCTTTTACACCGCTCATACGAGCGCAGAATGAGTCTTTACGTGAACCACCTTCAGGTTGGGGCGCTTTTAAATGTGAGCCGGTCGCGGCATTATACTTAGCCCGACCCTTTGCTGTTAAGCCTGCGCCTTGCGATACTGGCAATTTCTCACCACGACCAACTGCCAATGAAACGCTGCCGCCAGTTTTCATTTTAGGTAGTTTTTTAAAATCGTTCATTTTTTCTTAGCTGTTTTAGCTGATTCGATAAATGCTTGTTTGGTAGGAGCACCTTTGGTGCCGGGCTTGCGCATCTTTTCGCCTGATCCTTCAGCGATCCGCTCTCTCTTTTTTTGAATATTGGCGTATAGGCCGGGTTTAGTTGCCATAATATTCCTCTTAGGTTGGTGCCCCTTGTCCGACTCGAACAGACCACCTACTGATTACAAATCAGTTGCTCTACCAGATGAGCTAAAGGGGCCATAATGTTAGTGCCCAGTCTTCTATGCAGGTGGACTGGACGACCTGTGGCTTTATTTACAGCCAAAAACGACAGCCTAAAAGGCCGTGTATAACCCAGTCGAAACCAAGTTAGGGGCAAGGAGCGTCTCCCGACGTATCCTATATACAATAATGCAAAGAAAGCCCCAAAACCGCCCTACATATCGTCTGGGACGATAATTGTCTTTTTAGGGGCTGAGGGCGGGGTATTGCTGCCGTGTTCTTTACGATACCTTAACGCATCGTTTAACATCATCTTAGTCATGGCTAAAGCCTTTTCTTGGTGTTCCTGCTCCATCTGAGCCGTTGTTTGCTTAGCCTTGCGTTCTACTTCTTTGATAATGTTGTTGCTTATTCCGGCGTTTTTAAGAAGCTGCTTGAGGTTCATCGTTAACCTTTGCTACAGCATCTAAACCTTCTTGTGCTTTTTTAACTTGTGGTGCTGCTTGTTGTTGAATTGCGTTAATGAAAGCAACAAAGGTTGTTGTTGGAACTTGATTCGGTGTATTGAGGATATTTAACAGTGCGTTAACTTCACGTACTGGGAACTCCAAAGTTACAACAAAATCATCCAATGGGTTTACTTCTTTTGCTTGTGTGTCGACTGTAGTAGTCATTTTTTACTTCCTTTCTTTTGTTTAAAATTAAATAGTTCTTCTCTTGCTGCTAATTTAACCGGATCAGTACAATACTGATTCAGTTCAAATACTCTGGCTGACATATCCATCAACTGCCAGCAACGCATCTCATGCAACATTTTAATGCCTAATAGCGTGTTAGCCACTTCGTCTTCTGTCATTGGCTTTTCAGCGTCGCCGTGATATTTAAAAAACGTTTCAATATCATCGGCTGTTTGCCATACTTTGTATATCGCGTCTTCCAAATCAAAGTGTGTGTATTTTTTCATTTCATTCTCTTCTTTGCTTTTTTAAGTTCGGCGTCAAAATCTACGCTAAACCATTTTCCAATTATTTCAATGGCTGGCAAAATTTCTTTGTAAGCCTGTACATCATCCTCATGCCAAAGCGTTCCGTTTTTTAACATAGACTTCATGCTAACGTAAGAGTCTGCCAAAACGTTTACCACAATTTGATCTGAAAAGTCATCATCAATTTCTAAAATCATGCTTGTACTCCTGATTTAAATTTCATGCACTGAGCCGAAGCCATGGTTACTTCAGGCTTAAATTTAGAGGTTAAAAAATCTTGCTTGACTTCCATGCACTCTTTTTCTGTCATGGTGTTTGTGCTTGTCATAAATGTGCAGGCTTGGCCAATACACATCACACTTACAAATATAAAGGCATTCATTTTCCACACTCCGGATCTGCACTACGTTTAGTAATCTCACGCTGAATATACCATGACGCTTTACGTAAATCTTCCAAAGCATCATCTTTTAAATCTGCACGCCAAATATATTTAATGGCGTTACCTAAATTAAAACCCATGTGCTCGGTGATCTGAATGCAATCAATACCGGACGGATGGCTCGTGTAATGTTTAGGCTTGTTGACTGGATCGTACATGTCTCATCTCCTTAAGTTCTTTTTCCATAATCTGTAGCTCTTCGAAGCTGTCACAAACCCAGATTCCCAATAAATCTTTAAAGCGGCTAGTGTCGATATCCTCCACACCAGTGATGGTTTCCATAACATAGTAGCCCTTAACCTTATGCTCAACAATAAAATGACTCATAGCTTTAATTCTTTCTTAATAAACTCAATGCCTTTTGAAAAGTGATAACGCCAATACTTTTCTGTTACTGATAAATCTACATAGTTTAAACCATCTAAAAATGCTTCAACGATAAACTGCTGTTTTGCTGGCATCTTTTCGTTAATCAATCTACGAATGTCTGCTATGTCTTCGGGATCCCATGGAAGCCAGCCTTCAACAATAGCCATCGACGCGCTATCAGTATCATCCTGCTCTATTGGATCAATGTCTTCATCGGATAAACGCGGCGCAACAGCATTTACTTTATGTTTTGTTTTTGTTTTTATTTTCATAACGTTCTAAAAATTGCAGCTGAATAAACATTGCCCATACCAGCAGCTAAGCTCAGTATGTTTGTCTCCCCGTCTACTTCGGCGCCAGTTGATAAGTAAACTGGATCTTCTGTAGTTCTATTTAAAATGGGTGGTACTAGACCATCACGCATACTGTCTAGTAACAAGCAAGTCTCAAGCAAACCGGACGCGCCCATGGTGTGTCCAATACGTTGCTTAAACGATGTAGCCACAAAGCGAGAGTGAAAGATTTGCTGCAGCGCAGCTTTCTCGGCTTTGTTGTTTGACGGCGTTCCAGTGCCATGTGTTTTAACTACACGTATATCACCGGATGATATGTTTGCGATTTCAATTGCACCAGCTGCAGCCTTTATAAAGCCTTGTCCGTCTTCGCGTTGGCCTATGGCGTTGGTGCTTTTCTCTGATGCGCTGTAAGCCCCAAGTAGTTGTGCTTTAGCTTTACCGGCGTACTTGTCTGTCTCAAACACAGCAAACACTGCACCTTGGCCAATATTAAAACCATAGTTGTAATTATCAAAAGCCGATGGCTTGATACCAGTCTCTTCCAAGTCTTTAGTAAGGCATGCTTTTGATTCGCCAAAGAACTTTAGAACCAAGTTGCTTACACAATCTTCAACAGACAACACAATCACACGATCAAACTTATAGATCTTAATTAAGTTTTGCACATCCATCATAACTTTAAGGCTGGAAGCACAAGCGCTGGCGTCTGTGATCACCATGTCTTCAGCGCCACACATCTGCGCTATCCGACCAGCGTAGACCTGAGTTAGCGATAAGGCCAAGAACTTATAGTCATAGGTTAGGCGGTTCTCCGGCGGATCTTTTGGGTTGATACCAGCGAAGTGTGAGTTGCCAGAAGCAAGAATAAAAGCCGTCTTGCCACCGCGCTCTTTAATATCTTTAATCAGGCTGGCGTCCAGTACTTTCTCCGCAATCTTATGCGGTGCATATACCAGCCCTGTTTTTGTCTTTGCATAAGTATCCGCAAACCAATGCACGCGCTGTGGATAATCTACGTCGTCAAACATTTCTGTCTGAGTTGTAGACGCGGTTCGATAATCGGTAAGGTAAATATTCATGAGACCAGCTCTAGTGCTTCTTGTACTGTGGCTGGAGGCTCTTTAGTTTTATGAGCAATGATGTGCTCAAACATATCGTTAACGGTTACCGGCTGCATGTCTTTGACAGCTTCTTCCGGCGCGCCATAAAGGTCACTTAAATAGATTGCCATCATGAGCAGGTCAAGGCTATCAAGCCCTGTGTCTGCCAGTGGTTGATCTAATGAATCTGCGTGCGCCTGATTGGAATTGACAGGCGTTACCACAGTAATAAGTGCGTTAAATAGTTCTAGTTTGTCCATGGTTATAATAATGCAAAATTTAGGGCGTTTAGCAGGGCATCTTGCAAATTTATTTTGCCGTCCAAAACCTTAACAACCTGCTCGTCAATGCTATTAGACAAAACTAGATGGTGTATAATAACCGGTTTTTCTTGCCCTTGGCGGTAAATACGTGCGTTGGCTTGGATGTAGTTTTCCGAAGACCACGGGAGGTCGAACCACACCGTTTGGGCAGTCTCACCAACGTTGCACTGTAGATTGAGCCCGATTCCCCCAGATTGGGGATGGGCAAGGAGCATACGAATCTCGCCGCGACGCCACGCTTCAATGTTGTCATCGTCCAGCACCACAGCCTGCGGGAATTGAAGACGTAACCGCTGGAGGCTGTGTTTGAAGTGGTAGAAGACAAGAGTGGGAGACGAAGACTCTTCCATGATCGACTCAAGACGTTCCAGTTTAGCGCGGTGTATTTCCTGCGTGTCACCATCTTCTCCGTAAATTGCGCCGCTGGTGAATTGGAGTAACTTGCCCGCCAGTGTCGCCGCTGTTGGAGCTGTGATTTTTTCTTTACCGATGTTAGCGACCATGTCTTTTCTAAGTTGATCATATTTAGCCTTTATATTTTTTTCTATTTCGATCTTGTGATATAGCGAAGTGCAGCTAGGTAACTGCAAATAATCTTCAGCTTTAAGACTAAAACAAATATCTGAAATTTTATTCTTAACAATCTCATCGCATCCTTGCTTAAATTTCCAGCTATACACCACGCGTGTGTGGCGGTTCATTTGGTCTGGCTGCATGTACTTGTCACGGAACTTGGTAAGGCTAGTCTCCAGACGTTCTCCCAGATCCAATATACCTACCTGTGACCAGAGATCTGCCATACCTTGAGGGGTAGGTGTGCCTGTCAGGATTAAACGCCGTGAGAAGCCCTTTAAATGCTTTTTAAGAGCCTTAAAACGTTTGGTGCTGGAATCTTTAAATCGGCTTGACTCATCTATTACTAAGTTAGTAAACACTAACTTAGGTGAAAGCTCACACAGCCAAGCCACGTTCTCAAGATTGATCAGGTAGATGTCCGCGTCTTTGGTCAGCGAGGATAGCCTCTGCGCTGGGCTCCCCATGATTTTGGATATCGTAAGATGTGACAAATGTTCCCACTTTTTTGTCTCTGTATCCCATACCGTCTCCGCCACTCTTTTGGGTGCAATAATCAGAGTCTTGCCCTGAAACTGTTCGGCAATAATGGTCAAGGTCGTAGTAGTCTTCCCCAGACCGGGGGGCAGAAATAGTCCGATGTTTGGGCATGTCTTTGCTTTCTCTATAAGTTCAACTTGGTATTGATGTAGGTTAGTTCTTCGTAGCATGCTTTATAAACTCTTCAATGTCGTCATAACTACGTAAAACGTGCACAGGAAAACCCTGCTCGCCAATCTCGTCAAACACTAGTGTCTGGCGGGGTGATAGTACTCCGGTTTCCGTCTTCAATTCTACTAAGTGTATTGCCCCCGAGAGGAACACTATGCGATCCGGTACCCCCGTTACTGAGCTTATCCACTTGTAGCTCAGGCCGTTGTGGTCTTTCACTCTTTTGTTTAGATACTTTTCTA